ATACTCGCTCTACAACCCACCCGGTTACCCCACTCCACACTGTTTCATTCTCTAAAGAGAGAACCCGTTCTATGCCCCCCACGCTTATTGCCCATGAGAAGCCCCTACAGGCCCCTGTGACAGCCTCACGGTATAAAGTGGTATCCATACCCGTTACTAGACGTAAGGCCCTCTGGAAAGCCGTCTTTGGATCTCCCACAAAGCACGAAGTTGGTATCGTCTCTCGCTTTGTCCACACGACATTCAAGTTCGTCCGTGGTTATTGGGCCAACCTAATGCTCGCAGGATGTTTGCTTGCATTCGCTGGTATAGCCGGCTTGGCATCGTCGTTGCAAGACAACTACTCGTGTCCCACAGCCACAGGTGAACACATAGTCGCACCAGGTGACAGCGTGCATCGCGTTGTGTCGATGTACTGCAGTGGGAATCGGTCGGCAGCGCAGCATGCCATCATCGCACTCAACAATGGTGATGCCATGCTCTACCCAGGTGATGTGTTGGTCATACCCTCAGGCTGATCAGTCATACATACAGGTTGATCGCCTGAGCCTCACGGGTGCCTAGATCACTACTACTACACCCACCCCCCACTACTCACTACCCTTACCTACTCACTACCCTTACTACTCACTGCCCCTCACTCACTCACCTACCCCCACACACACCTACATATACACTACCTATACACCACCTATACACCTACCACTTCCCTATAGGACAGTGCTTCTCAGGGAAGCGCACCTTCACTGGCATGAAGCACTTGCACTTGAGGCACTGCTTAGCCCATCGCCTGTAGTAGTCACACTCCATACATATAGCCAGCCTGGTAGCAGGCTCTAATAGCCACAGTGCTGACTCATCCCCCTCATCACCCCACCCCAGGTCTAGCCCTGACCCACTGTCATCATCATCCATGTCACTCACCTGCCTTCACCACCCTGACCCACTCCTTGATTGACGCCCCCACCACAGGGTCATCATCAGCATTGGCTATGTGCTCCCTCAGTGCAGACACCAGTTGATCAGTCAACTCACACCCCTCTATGAACTCATCCCTCAATGAGTCCAACTCCCCTCTCAGTAGCATGATCTCCTCCACCCCTGCCTTCACTGCAGTAGCCACCCTAGGTGCACCCTGCTGCTTACATGCCTGTATCAGGGCATAGAGGGTGACCAGTATGTCAGCATCCTCGAGCCCATCCATATCTGATAGATCCATACTGCATGACCTCAGTCGCTCCCCACTGGTGTGAGGTGTGTAGGAGAGATTAGCCTCGTTCCCTCACTGTCATAGGAGGAGGGCACCCCCTTCTCCCATGCCTCATCCATGTCCATCCACCCCAGCACCTGTACCTCCCTGAACTCAGGCGGTATGGCCTGTGCCACGAATAGCACTAATCCCTTGCCCACCTGGTGCCTGCGTACAGCACCATGTAGAGATGTCCGTACACGACGTACCTCTATGTTGTGCCCCACATCAGGCGTATCACGCCTAGCCTTGTGCTCATTGGCTGGCCACACATGCCCTGACCAGTAGCGGTTGGTGGCCTTGGCTACAGCCAACTCACACACACAGGCAGCCACCTGTGCAGTGCGGTCATCCTCCATACGCTCAGCGTCGTACCAGGGTGCATTGCCTTTACCCCAGTTAGCGGTGTATCTGCGTGCCCCTACTAGGGAGGCGTGCTCATACTCCCAGGCTTCCAGTGTGATGATCATCATGTACCGCGCAGTGTACCTACCCGGATAGGCGCATGTCGCATTTCGTACAAAAAGATGCCCACGGGTAGACTTTCCGGTACTGAGGGGGGTGGCTACAATCGAGCACGTCAGTGGCCTGCTTGTTCATGACGTCTCGTACCAGTGCTGACAGGGACACCCCTGCTACCTCAGCAGCACGCTTCCACCGCTCACGGTCATGCTCGGTAGCCCGTATGAGCACCTGCTTGTCAGCAGGCCCATCATCGTCGCTGATCTTGGTGGACACCGTGAGATCCATGCCCTCAGCAAGGTCGTGCATAGCAGCCTCGACATTGTCCGTAGAGGGACCCTCCTTCAGGTCCAGGGGGTTATAAGTGATACTTGCCGCTGCCCCCGCAAAGGACGTATCTGGAGTTGGATCAATCGGCGCTTCAGCAGGCATGTTGCTCGGCACAGGTGGCACGGGTGGCACCTGAGGAGTCCAGTTCTGTGCGTCAGGATGAATACCTAACGGAATAGGGGGTAGGGGTACCGCTGATCGGACCTGAACACCATCACGCATGTGCATAGGGTCCATATCTTCCGTAATCGACTGCTTAGGCTCCGGCATTTTTACCATCCAATACTTCGTCTGTCTCGTCAGAGGCTACTTCATCAACTAGCACCGCATCGACAACATCACCAACCCCATCATGAAGAATGTCATCAAACCGGTTTCCCAGAGAGGCCTCTATTTCGTCTTTTGAGATAACTCCCGTTCTGGCCATCAATTCTAGCAATTTCTTAGATTCGGTCTCCGGATTGAAGTGATCCACAGGCAAGGAACCGGTTCCACCATGTCCCGCCAGAGAAACCCGAATATTCTCCTGGTGACCAACGTTAATTTGGATATTTTGCTCTGACTGCGGATGCGCTTCCATCCCAAGCAACTTAGTACGCCTATCCATAATAGAGAGCACCTGCTGAATGGCCTTCATGTCAGGTTCGACCGATACGTCGGTTCCATCATCCAAAGTGACTCGCCTATGTTGAGTAAGGGGCCAAATCGCACTTTGGAGAGAGTCCAAACGCTCCAACTCCATTCTGAGCACTTCCGGATACGCCATAAGTGCTTCAGCGTTCAATTTCTCGAGTTGTCGATTAACCGCTTTTCCAACAGCCCCTACAGAGATCCCAAATCGACGAGAAATCTCTTGATTGGACACGCCGGCCTGACGCATCTTGAAAACGCGAACATCCCGTTCAGCGAGGAACTCACGGGTAAGTGTTTGGGAGGTATCAGCCATAGGACCCAATGGTAGGTCATCTTCTCGTTCCCCAGGGCCCCCTATATGGGAAAGCATCAGGGAAGCCCAAATCCAATTTTTTCGTGTCAGGGAAAAGCCCAAACTCGATTTTTCGAGTCAGGAAAAAGCATGAACCCGATTTTTGCCTATTAGGAAAAAGCATGAACCAAATTTTTGCCTATTAGGGAAAAGCCCGAACCAAATTTTTGCCTACAGGGAAAAGCCCCAACCAAATTTTTCTGAGCACGAGACGGCTTTTTGAAGCGGGGCTAAAAGCATGAACCCAAAAAACACGAGCAGGTGAAAGAACAAGCCCATTTTTTTCGAGCACTATGAGGTCAAATCGACCGGGGCTAAAGCACGAACCCGAAAAAACCGAGCACATAGAGCAACTTTACAAATTTTTTCCTACCCCTCTGAAATCGAACATTTGTTCGATTGGCCGCAGCAGCCCACGGGTGACTCACGGGTACCCCTTGACAACACCCAACATCGTGTTATTCTTAATGTAGCGAACCGGTTACTCCTCGGAGTCACTCAGAGAGCCCCCACTCGGTCCCCCCCCAGTGGGGGCTTTCTACTTTCTACGTTCGGGCCCAATCCATGACCTCGAACGGGAATCGCACTCCACGCTTCATCGTCCTAGGCCAATGCCGTTCGTCACGGGCCCCCCTGAAGTGATTCACCGTGTAGACGTATTCCATCGTGTGAGTGGGGTCTGGCGTTAACGAAATTCCGAATTCTGGCCATCTAGACCAAACGGCCGATCCAAACGGCCGAAGTTCACGAGTGCTTGCCGTGGCACCTAGTGGAGCATGGTGTTCCAGCCAAAGACCACATCCGTAGATGACGCGGAGAGTGTCAAGGTACTTTGCGACCTCTGTGGCGATCGCTTCACTCGTCCGACCCCCTGGATCGATGAACGCCTTGTACAGCGGTCCCAAAAGTAGCAAGTCTGGTTCAACCTGTTCAATCACGTCTTCCAAGGCGAGTCTGTCACTGGCCTCCAACAGATTGAAGCCATCGGGCTTCATGAACAAGTGGGCATCGGACTTATCGGCATATCCCAAAGAACGGGCCGCGTTAATGATCGTTCGAGAGGTACGACGGATGATTTTCTCGGGATTCTCAAGGTCAACGCTCAACGTGCGAATGCGTGGAATCTTCTGGAACGAAAACGGCGATACGCCGATCGCCGGCAAGATCGCGCATTGTCTCAACAGCATCGTCTTACCAACGCCCTCAGCCGCAACGACGATCACCCGTTCCTGACGCTCCAGTAGGCCCGGTATCAGCCAGTCGTAAGAATCGTCATCGTCCTCGCCAACGAACTCAGCCCAGTCCACCAATCGACCGGCGTTTGCAGCCACGGGTGCCTCACGGGCTCCCAGCAACTGGGTTGCCCGATTCATAATGAACGCAGGCGACTTATCCTCGTCCAACAGAGAGCGCAGTTTGGAAAGCGTTTCCTCTACGGGTGACAGCGGCCCTTCTTCGTCCTCGTCAAATTCGAGTACCGGGACTGGGGTTTCGACGGAGTCATCTTCGACAAACGGGATCAGTTCTTCCGTTGATCCACCTAGTTGGACATGCTCTGTAATGTCCTTCGCTGAGGGGCACATCCAGATCGCTACGTCGCAACCTGCCTCCCTGAGTCGCGCTGCCACATCACGGGCATGTGGTCGTCCAGCCACGTCGTTGTCGACGATGATGTCGATCGTTCCTCCGGCAAGGGCTTCGGTGTGGATGTCCAACCACTTCCCTGCACCACCTGGCATCGTGGTCGCGCAACCACCCATACGGGTGATCGTGTCACAGTCCTTCTCACCCTCCACAACCCAAATGGGGTCGCCTTGCTCCTTCTGCTTGAGCGTGTTGGGTAAGTTGTAAAGGACTTTGGGTGTATCGCCCAACTGGTATACCCACCCGCCGGCACCATCAGGCTTACGCTGCCGAAAGGTCTTTCGACCTCCGGGTTCCTCGTATCGAACCTTCTGGAACAGCAGGGTTCCGCTTGCGTCTTGATAGTCATACGACGCGATGAACTTGAGCGCCTTACGCTCAACTTTCGGGTATGCCTTGTCACGGGTGGATTCGAGAAGGTCCTTCGGCTTCAGTGCCGCTGTAGTGATGTCGATGGAACGACAGACGTCCTCTACTCCGCATCCCCCGTTCCTATGACAGAACAGCAACACCGTTCCGTCGTCCTTTTCGTGGATCGACAGCGATGGGTTGCGATCGTCTTGCCGACACGGGCATCTGGCTTCCCAGCCATTCGCGCTCTGGACTACTCCACTCAGACGGGAGAGTAGGTCATCAGTGTGTTGAAACAACCCGATTCACCGCCCCTGCGATGTCAAGGTCTGTCCAGTACGGGTGCGAGTCATGACGATCCCTTGTGCAAGCCCAATCCGGAATCGGTCACGCTCGTCATACGACCCCCAGATACCGAAGGGTTCGTGTTCGAGGGAGTACTTCAAGCAATCCCCCACGACTGGACAACCCTTGCAGATCTGCTTCGCGTGGTCGGCAACGTCTGTGACCGTCTGCCGTTCCTGATCTGTCATGTCCCGTGAGATCTCCGGGAACCACCACTCTGTGGGCTTGCCTTCGCACGCTCCACCCTGGGGTGCATGTATCGCCGTACTACGCACGGGTAATCCGTAACGCGTCTGCGGCAGTCAGGAAGATGACTGCTGATTGGACCACGAGTTGTTTCGATTCCTCTTCGGCGACTACGACGTCTACTGCTTCGTTCGGGACGCCCAACGCTTTTGCCAGTGCGGCACGGAGTTGAGCGACTTCGATTTCATTCTTCCTCAGTTCCATGTCGTAGTCAATAGCCGACACGCTGGATTTTCCAGATGTTGCGGCTACGAGTTCGATTTCCTTCGCTGCCACCCTGAGACACCACGCACATGCGATCACGGGTGCCTTCGAGGCACGGGGCCTGACCTCAACGTGACCGCACTTGAGGTGATGGTGATATTTGACCTTCCCCCACGCACCTACCCGCTCGATGCTCTCCACCCTCCGACGGGGTGCTTTCCGATGCTCAGTCGTCATCGACTCAGAGTACCCGAACGATGGCGCCCCATTCTTCGACTGAACGCAAAAGGAAACCCCCCGGCCGTAACCGGGGGGCCCTTTCGATGGATGGGTTGCGCCCTAGAAGGGTGGGTCTTCCTCCGCTCCAACCGAAACCGGCTGCCGGGCCTTGTTCGCACGAGGCGACGAGGCACCTTGAGCACCGCCCTCCTGGGTGCGCACCTTGCGCTCCAAAGACTCAATGGATCGGCACAGCACTCCGACGTGGTCGACAATGAGTTCGACGCTTGAGCGCTTGTTGCCTTCCTTGTCGTCCCAGGACCGCTGTTCGAGCCGGCCCTGAACGATCACGCCGATGCCCTTCTCAAGGACGTCGGCTGCGTCCTCTGCTGTGTACCGCCACGCGGTGCAGTTGAAGAACGACGTTTTCTCCTGCTTCTCGCCCTTCGCGTCGTTGTAATAGTGGTTCGACGCTATTGAGAAGTTCAACCGCGCTAGACCACCGTCCGTGTAGTTCAACTCTGGATCACGGGTGAGGTTCCCAACGATAATCGCCGGGGAAAATGCAACCATGTGCTCTGCTCCTGTGTAGTGGGGGCAAGCCCCCGTTTGGGTGCGGTCACCCTACCACGGGTGTCGGGGCTACCACACTGGTTCGGATCGGTCAGTTGCGCTTATTTCAACCCATGTGTAGGCTGGACCCTATGACTTCCTCAAGTGATGCCCGACTCAAGATCCTCAACCACATGGTTGAGTACTTCATGCTGTTCGTCGACGACGAACTGGACGAAGCCGATGTTGACGACCTCGTTGATGAGCATCAGTACCTCGCCTCTGTGATGCTGGAGTCGATGGGAATGGAGGTCTTGCCTACTACGGATGGCAAGATCAACGTGTCCTTCGACCTTCAGGATGTCGGCCAGTTCATCGAGGCCAAGTTGGCTGCTGAGGAGACGTTCGTCGAAGATTCCACCTCTTGAGTCAATAGATACCGTAAACTGTCACTCATGACGAATTGGAACCTACGGGTACTCTCCGGACTCCTGCTATCCCTAATCTGGGTCTCCGGTAACCTCGCCTTCGCATCAGCGGAGTCCGGACCCCCATCAGTTCTGGCACGGGCCGCAATAGTCTCGACACCCACACTTGCTTCGTCCGTGCCACCTACTACTCGGCCCGTGTCCGTTCCGACACCCATCGAACTCCCGGCCGAACCTTCTGGCGTTCCGACCACTGTGCCCCCGCCACCCTCATCAGGTTCGTCGGAACGTCGTTCTCTGCAAGTGCCGACCACGACCCCCTCGACACCCATTACGCGCACGTCGGCACCGCAGAAATCCGCCAACTCCATGACCGGTCAACAGTACCGGTACTTCGAACGGAGCCTGGAAGTCACCGCTCTTCAAATCGAACTCGGGATGCAATCCGTCGATGGCGTCTACGGACCTCAGACACGCAAGGCCCACGTTCTCTCGCTTGGTGGCCCACACACCCTCCTCCTTCGGAACTATCCGGAGTTTGGACAGGTACTGACGCCGTGTTCACACGGGTGCATACCGGGTGATGGGCACTACGAACTCCCCACTTTGGAAGAACTGATCAACGAGTACTTCCTCCCAGAAGACAGAGCATTGGCTCTCATGATTGCCTTCTGCGAATCCAGCGGACAAACCCATCACGTTGGTTCAGACGTGGTGTCCGACGCACTAGCCGTCGGCTGGTTCCAGCACCTAGCCAGATACTGGGCCGAACGCTCTGACAAAGCCGGGTGGGGTGACTATCATCCATTTCATGGACGAGCCAATGTTGCAGTCGCCGCATGGCTCTACTACTCCAGTGGCGTCCACCATTGGAACCCGTCACAGCACTGCTGGGGACCGTCCTCCTCCTGAGCGACCTGCACGCTTGTAGAATGGGAGTATCCGGCAATGCTGAACCACGGGAGACTTCCGATGAATGACGACGACAGCACGGGGCCGGAGTCTGAAGACGTTGAGATTGAACCTCGGGAACCCAGTCGTGAAGAACTGGTCAACTTCATCAGCGAGTTCATGG